TCCCTTACCGAACATTTGCAGGCTGAGGTGACTACCCTCGGCTCAGAGGTCCAGGAGCAGCATGCTAAGATAGCCGTCCTCGAACGCAAAGTTGATCTCTTTGTGAGATGGGGTCGGGCAGTAATTAGATGGTATGAATCCATCACCTTTTCGGAAAAGATTGCTCCGCTGCCTAAGCCTCACTCTCTCCTTGAGCTGAATGGGACGGAAGGTTCGTAATGTGGGGAGACCATAGCAAGAGAGAGTACGAGCTTACCATGTTAGTAGCGTCTATCCTCTTTGCTATTGTCATTATGGGCGTTGTCTTCCCACTCTTTGAGGGCCTTATGAACGTTCTTGTTATTGGTTTCGCAGCGTTAGTAGTTGCCAATTGGCTCTATAAACGCATTCAAGAGGCGCGCGAGTGGCATCACATCATGCACGCTTCGGTAGAACAACTCATTGAAGAAGAACTTGAACAGAGGGGGCATCCTCCTAATGAGTTCCCCGAACGATAAGCATCCTATCTTTACCTGGTCTTTCTGGAAGGCTACCATCGAGAGGGTACTCTTTACCTTTCTTGAGTGTTATTTTGGTATCTTCCTGTTTAGTGCAGTTGATTTTAACGTCTTTACGTGGAACTGGGTTCTCACATTAGGTCCAGCTCTCGGCGCTGCTGTCTTATCCTTGGTGAAATGCTTACTAGCCGCACTCGGCGGCAACCCTGGTCCGAGTGTGGCTAACGAGACTCTTACCGACTATCCACAGGTAGGACGTACCGCGTAGATCCACATCTCACTTGACCGGAGCAACCCTCCTGTGGTACGATCGGCCCAACGGTTGCGCCATATGGACTAGTCCTCCGGGGGACCTAATAAGATGCCTCACGAGATTCATAATAGCGAGAGAAAATCATTCCGCTCCTGCCGTCGCAGGTGGAATTGGGCTTATCGGGAAGGTTACGTCCCGATTGAGCCTGAGCCTGCGCTGGAATTTGGAATAGCATTCCATCGTGGACTTGAGGCTTTCTACACTCCCGAGGGATGGAAAGACACCGATGCTGAGGAAAAGCTCGGTGCTGCTATTGAGGCATTCCTTGTGGAATGCAACTTGCAAAAGCAGGGGTATCTCAAGAACCACGGTATTGCTGAGCTTACCGAAGAAATGCAGAGCGACTTCCTAGACAGCCTGGATCTAGGCTCTGGAATGCTCTCCTACCATGCACAGTTTGTGCATCCTGACCACGATAATTGGTTCCGTCCTGTCAGGGTAGAGATACCTTTTGAGGTTCCTCTCGTAGATCCTGACCGTCCGCCATATCTTCTGCGTTGTACGAATTCTCCCGCCTGTGGGCAGAATCACTCTAATGACCCTAACGACGATGATTCAATTGTCGTCTATAGCGGTCGAGTCGACGCCCTGATGGAGGACCTTCGCGACGGTGGATATTTCATCTGGGATCACAAAACTGCATCGGTCTTAGCCAAGGATGACGAATTCCTCGCTCTGGATGACCAGGTGGGTGGGTATTGTTGGGCTCTCTCCTACATTCTCAACATCGATGTCCGAGGGTTCATCTACGCGGAGTCTCGCAAAGATTTCCCTCGACCTCCAAGGCTTCTCAAGAGACTGCAAAAGGGGTGCCAGTTCTCGACGGCAAGGACTCAACCTACCAGCATAGAAATTTTTGAGCCGTATGTAGCCAAATACGATTCCTTGGCCTTCACCGAAGGCAAGTATGATGAATACTTGGAATTTCTGAGGAGTGCCGAGGCTACCCAGTTCTCCAACAGAATCATCGTCATCAAGAGCGACGAGGAACTGTTTAACATTGGCGAGAATATTGCAATTGAAGCTGCGGACATGGTAGATTCTCCACGGATCTACCCGAATGTATCCCGCTTCCATTGCATCAAGTGCAAGTATCGCCAACCTTGCATTGCCACCTTTAGGGGTGAGCACGTCGATCTATTGTGGGAGGGAGGATACATACAAACCGATCGGCGACACTGGATGGAACAGGTGCGCCAACAAGAGAAAGTGGATGCTGAATGACAGACGCAAGTGGGGCTGGCATTCTCAGCAATGATCTCGACGAAGTTGTCGACGCTGAGCTAGTGCCTGTGGAAAAGGATCCTCCCCGCCTGACTGCGACATCGATTGGCCGTCTCAAGACAAGGAGTGCAGCCAGTAAGAGGACTCCATTCTTCAATGCACTTATCTATGGAGACTCTGGAGTAGGAAAGACTCTACTCGCAGGAATGGCTGCGCTAGTTCCTGAGATGTGTCCAGTCCTCTTCCTCGACTTTGAGGAAGGAATGACTGTGCTCGATCACTTAGGAGAAGAGGCTCTAGCAAACATTGAGTCTCTTCCTGGTGAGGATGCAGATCCACTGAAGTGGAATGACGTTCAATCCATCTATGATTTCCTGTGGAGGGGAAGACACCCCTTCAGGACAGTAATCATGGATACCGCTTCGGAGGCACAGTCTGTCAACATTGGTCACCTACTCGGATACGATGGGAAGGTAGAGATCGATGCTGCCCTTCCCAAGTTTGACGAGTGGAATGAGACCACTGCGCAGATGCGGAGAATGTTCCGAGGGTTCCGAGACCTTCGAATGAATACTATCTTCACTGCGCATACGTATGAGGAGCCTCACCCTAGTTCTACTAAGGAGAAGCCTCGTACAATGGTGCGTCCCAGTTTCTCTAAGAAGCTGAGGCAAGAATCCCCTGCGTTCTTTAACATCGTTCTCTACATGTATGTTAAGGCGGAGGGGAGAGCCAATGTCCGTTACGTTCAGACAGATAGGAACGAAACGTATACGGCTAAGTGTCGGATTCCAGGTGTTCCCATGATTATGAGGAATCCGACAATGGAAGGTTTGTTCGACATTATGATCCGGAATCCTCACCAGTCGTTCATTGACCTCTCGGGGGCAACGACGACATCTTCTGCGTCAGCAATTGCGGCAGCAGGAGGACAGGAATCCGGTCGACCCATGATGCGCAGGAAAGCATAACAACAACAACTGACTGACTGACTGGACTAACAATGACTGACGAATCTGAACCGATCCGCATTAACTTCACCGGCGTGGAGGGTCGAAAGACTTTCCATCTCCTTCCGGCTGGTAAGTACATTGCGGAAGTCACTGACTACACCGAGGACGAGGCTTCCGATGAGGCAGCCAACCCCGGCGCTCGAATGATTAACTGGGAATTCACCATCGAATCCACGGTGGGTGAAGAGACCGAAATCGTCGCTAGGGTTAAGGACCCCGAAAGCAAGAAGGTTTCCGATGAGGAAATCAAGGTCGAGGGTCGACGAGTCTACGACAATATGGTTATGGTCGAAGGCTCGTTCTGGAGGATCAAGTCTTTCCTCGATGCACTCTGGTTCGCAACTGATGGAGAAATTGAACTCTGGCCCGACCAGATTGTTGGACTCCGTCTTATCCTTCAGGTTGGGATGCAGAGGGGTAAGAAGGACCGCAAGACGGGCAGGGAATACAGGGCTCGTAACAAGGTGGTTGACTTCTTCCCGCTGGACAGTGAGAAGCCTGTCGACGATACTCCTGAGCCAGCCGCCACTGCCACTGCTGAAGAGAAGCCTGCAAAGGCTAAGACACTGAAGGCAGAAGAGGCCAAGGTGTGATCCTGCAATCTAAGTAGCATAACGGGGAGTGTCCCATAGTAATGGGGCGCTCCCCGTTGCGCACTCTTCTTAAATAGTTAGGAAGGGGGTAATCAAGGGTGGCCTCATTCTTGAGACCGGAAGACCCACCCGAGAATGATCTCCCGAGAACATTCATCGATACTTACGCGGAGTGGGCCAACACCTTAACGGATGCACCCATACAATATCATAAGGCAATTGGGGCATCTATCCTATCGACGGTGATGACCCCTCATATAAGCCTGCGCACAAGTTTCGGAGTGTTCATCCCTAACATCTGGATTATGATTCTCGCAGGAACAACACTCACGCGCAAGTCTACGTCTCTGGATATTGCCAGACGACTGCTCGATGACGTGATGGATGACTACCTCCTGGCTACGGATGGCTCACCCGAGGGCTTGCTAACGGAGCTGGGGGTCCGCGACGGCAAAATATCCCTATTCCATCGGGACGAGATCACCGGCTTTATGTCGGCAGTTATCCACAAGGAATATATGTCAGGTATCCTCGAAGGGTTCACCAGACTCTACGATGGACAACCTGAAACCCGTATGCTGCGACGGGAAAAGATAGAGATTAAGAATCCCTACCTGGTCATCATGTCAGGTGGTATCAAGAGCAGGATGGAAGAGATAGTCGGAATGGAGCATATCCGTTCCGGCTTCCTTCCGCGTTTTATATTCGTCACTGGGACTACCACTCCAGATCAGATGAGGCCAATTGGTCCCCCATCTGACGAGGAGATTATGCCTCTTCTCGGCAAGGAAAGCCCGCACGATAGAATGGTCTCCGCGTTGTGGAAGATCAATCGCTTCTACAATGAGCCTGAAAAGACAGAGGAAGACCCACCGGTCATTAAGATTGCTGGTATTACCAAACTCACTGCGACACCTAAACCTAAACATGTGAGGTTGCAAGGAACGCCTGAGTTTTGGCAGCGTCTACAGCAGCTAGAGGCAGACTCCAGACTACTCGGAGCACAATCCTCAGATCCTAATCTCTACGGTCCGCTCTACGATAGGCTCAAGAACTCCCTACTCAAGGTAGCCATTCTCTTGTGTGGAGCAGAACTCCGAGACAAGATAACTGAAGAAGATTTACAAAAGGCTATCTATCTTGGAGAAGAGTGGCTCACTACCGTAACTGATTTCGCCCTGGCTATTGAGCAGCAGCCTCACCTGAATGAATGGGAGAAGCGTTGCGAGAAGATAGCTGTGTGGATCAAGGCTCAGCATCCTAAGTCTCATACTCAGACAGAAGTAATGCAGAAGTTCCGCATTCGTAAGAGGGACATCAACGATATCGAAGAAACATTAATGGCCCGCAAGATGGTACTGATAGATCCCTATCCAAATCCCAGGAGTAGGAAGGGAACTGATATACGATATCATGCACCCAGTGTAGAAATTGCCAAGAGAACTAACCGAGAGGATAGTTACGTTGTCGAAGCCGATGAGGAGGAAAGGGGAGCCCCCATCAGAATCTCCTTCCCCAAGCGACCACGCCAACGCACAGAAGACGACTAGCCCTCCGGTTCTGAGGAGAATGGGTCCGCCTAGTGACAGCCCACTCAGTATTGAACAAAGAAAGCACCCTCTCGCTCACTGTGAGCGATGCCCGTTGGGTCGTCGTGGTCGATACGTTCCCACTAAGTTCCCAGTTGATAGAGGGAATTCTACGGGGTTGGCTTTTGTCGGAGAAGCCCCAGCTCGTTTTGAAGTTCGAATTGGGCAGCCCTTTGTTGGACAATCTGGCCAGCTTCTTAGTGCTGTGCTCTTTAACTACGGTGTGGACCGTGACAATGTTCTACTCACCAACGCATGTAGTTGTCAATATCCAGACAGTATGAAAAAACTCCCCAAGGAAGCAATTGAAGCCTGCCGTCCTCGACTCATAGCAGAGCTGGAGGACGCAGGTATTCATACCGTTGTGGCATTGGGGAACTCAGCATCAGCACCATTCCTGACAAATGTCAAGGGAGCAAAGAAAGGCATTACCAAACTGCGGGTGGGACCACCTAAACTGATTGCCTTAGAGAACTCTATCCCCATCGAGTTGGTTCCCACTTTCCACCCTGCCTATTGTTTGAGATCTCATGGCATGTTTCCTCTCATGCAGAGCGACATTGGCAAGGCAATCAATAAAAAACAAATTGTTCTCTGGTATGAGCCAACCTATGAGGTAATTACCGAGCCTCGTTTGGCTTACTCCTTAATGCTTGAAATTATTAAGCTCAATAGTGGTCATGGCGTCGTTGTCGATACCGAATCAGGGAGAGATAAAGATGCCAGTTACGGTCGGGATGATGGTCTCTTTGGCCGCGTCCTTTGTATAGGTATTGGACCTACTGATGTCTCGCATGAGCATCACGTCTACGTCTTTGCAGATTCTTGTTTCGATTTCGACCCTGTTACTGACGATGATTATTCTGATGTCAACAGGGACTTAATGATTAAGCTTCTCTATGAGTGTGGAGTCATAGCGCAGAATGGTAAGTACGACGTTGGCGTACTTATGAAGTTCCTGCACCACGACAAGCCATTCCCTCTAGTCTTTGACACCATGCTTGCTAGCTACGCCTGTTATGAAGTTGGCGGGATTCATGGTTTGGACTATATGGGTCAGGAACTCTTGGGTTCCCCAGACTGGAAAGACGTAGTCCAGGAATACATCACCAAAGAAGAGGGTTATGGTGCCATCCCTAGAGATATACTTTACAAGTATAATGCCTTCGATGTCCACGCTACGCGACTCCTTAAGTCTTACTTTGAGGACCTGCTTGAGTGTAAGGGACTTACGTCCTTCTTCAATTGGCTTTGCCAGGTTGTTTCTCCCATGCTTACCATTGTTGAGTCTAATGGTATGGGATGGGATCACGAGAG